GCACTGGGATAAACACGAAATTTTCTTTTGGCAGCAGCTTTGCCTCTTGCACATAATTTGGTCATGCAAGATTATAACATTTTTTATTAGGCAGTAAAAGTCCTAGACAGTGGATTTTTCTTACGTTTGATAGCTACTTCAACTCTCTTCTTTTTTTTCTTCTCGTCTCTAGCACCACGAAGCTTACCTTCTACTTGTTTTGATATTTGACCTCTAGTTATTGTCATTTATAATCTCCAAATTTATGTTTCCTGCTATTGTACTAGCATTACTTGTTTTTTTTACCATGTGCCCTAAAAAACTAGGAAATAATATCATTTGTCCTTGCCTACACTCAGGAACGTAGACTTGATCAAAGATATTTAAATTAGATCCATTATAATAGCTTGTTATAAGATCTTCAATAGGATTCAAAAAGACTGTTCTTGATTCATTTATTTTTTTAAAAATAATAAAAGAAAAATGCGAACCTGCATGTGTATGTCTTTCTTGGAAGTCATTTTCTTTATAATTATTTTGCCATATAGATGTAAGGTTAATTTTATAATTACCTTTGATATCTTTTGATAACAAAGATGCTATCTTTTGAAGAAGATAATTTATACTTTTGGTATCTAAAGTATTTTTAAAATTATGACTACTACTTGTCTCCGATAGCCATGTTTCTTCAAACTTTTCACTAACTAAATTTATTTTAGTGACATCTATATTTGCTATGTATAAAGGTATAGAAAAAATATTTAATTTCATATTTATCTAATACCATTTAATTTAAAATTATTAAACTAAATCTTTTGCTTTACCAATTATAGGTTTATATTTTGTTTTACCTTCTGACTTGTATGCATGTAAAAATTGTTTTCTAGGTTGATCAGTAGTATAGCTACAATGTATCCATCCGCTGTTTGGCTCACCAGGAGTATAGAACTCAAGGATCAATTGATCATAGTCCAGGTTTTGATTAATCCAATCAGCCAGCTCAGCATTGTCTGTACCCATACATTCAAAATCCGCAGCTTCGGCCCGCGCATGTTGGCTGTTAACTGAGCTGCCGATCTTAATACACAGCTGTTCGCTACGGAATCCGCTAGTCACCTTCACCCTACCAAAGTGATCACGTACGGGTTGTAAAATATTTTCGCAAAGTGCTTTTAGTTTTTCTATCTGACCTGAGTTAGGATTATTATTAATGTCTAACCTAATAGCAGTGTCTGATTTAATCAACTCTTGTAAAGTAAAATTACGACTCAAATTCATTTTTTTTCTCCTTTAAAATTTTATTGATTTTATCTTTTTCAATTATGGCTCCAAAAGAATAAATTAATCTTTCTCCATTTTCAATTGGTGTTGATCCATGATCTTCTAATGACGCTAATATTAACCATAAATCATTTTTTTCAACATTATATATTTTTTCATCTATAATTATATTACCACCTTTTTGTGGTTTTTTTAACATCACGTTAGCTCTAATATGTACATAACCCTCTGGTGCTGAATCTTTATGTAAATGTGTACAAGCTTTATCTTTAAAATGATTCATTAATAAAGATCCTAAAATTGGTTCTTCTTTATCAGGATATAAACCAAACTCAGCAAAACTTCTTTGCCATAAATAGCCATTTGAATTTTGTCTTGCAAACCTTCTACCAGGAGAAACTTTATTTTCTTCAAAGTTTTTTGTAAATTCTATGTTAGAAGAGAATCTCCAATTTTTAATTATTCTAGGTATGGTAATATCCATTTTTCCTCAAATTCATTGCACTCATTAATAATTTGTTTACTTAAATATTTTCTTAAATCATAGTTAAAATTAGTGTTATAATTTAATTCAATTTTATGTAAATTTTTAACTGTTTTACTATCATCGTAGTATACACCATTAACATTAAATTGCTCTAATTTTTTAGGTTTATTTATTTCAACATTTAAAAATAAACTTAAATTTTTTAAAAAATTATCAATGTTTTCTACTAAATCTTTATAATAAAATATTCTGTAGTCTTCTTTTTCTTTTACTAAATTAGTGATGCTCCAAATAGATTTACCTAATATTCCATTTTCAAAATTCATCATTTGACTTATATATTCATAAACGTTGTCTTTTGTATAATTATTACTTTCAATTTGTAATTTTGCAAAAGAGCATACACACTCAACTAAGGGTCTATATAAAATAATAAATTTAGGTTTTTCTATAATTTTTTTTAATGATGATAAATTTCCTGGCGTACCCCATTGTGATCTATCTATAATATTTTCGACATTCCAATCTTCATAATAATTTTGAATGCAATTTTTTAACACATTATCTAATGATTTATGATTTGGAAAATTTTGAAATATGTCAGAATTTTTAATTATTTGTAAATTATTTATTATATCAGGACAAATTGAATTAGGACTCATTTTAATATTTTTATTAGAGTTAATTATAGATCCTAAAACTGTGTTGCCTGCTCTTGGCAATGAACATAGAAAAAATATTTTTTTAATTTTCATTAAATTGAATTATCAGGTGCACAAATAAATCTTATAAACATCCCATGTTTATTAACATCAGATTTTCCTATTTCTAACATTTTATTTTTTGATTCGTCATACCCAAACATTAAACAATCATATTTAGTAGGAAATGTTTCAGGCCATTGATAAGGAGGCATACATTCGTTTGCTACACTAGAGCAAATTAAAAGACTAAGAATAAATTTCATTATTCTAGTATCAAAGCTTGAATATATTTTCTACCTTGGTATAACTCTATCTTTGCTTTACCTTTGTAACATTTGTAGGTTACTGATTCACTGAACTGTCTCTCTGCGTGGCGCTTCCCGCGAAGACAATGAGCCATGTTTTTTTGCACAAGGTGTTCCTTGATCTCTCCGTTTACAAACATCAAAAGGGCCACTATAGACTCTATCATTGTGAGTAACTCCCGTTTTTGTAACCAATCTCACGATTAGCATCTTTTAATTTTTCAATATCTAACAAAACCTTGTCCATTTGCTTTCTTAAAAACTCGATGTTTACTTTATTTAAAGCCATGTTTTCGATATGTGCATTTAACTTATCCGTGGTCTTGTACAAATCCTCAATCATCATGTACTGCTCAGAATCTGCGGGCAATGAACCTAATTGTCCACGTGGCCACTTGATTCTAAACTCTGTATTCTCCTCAAGATCTTTTTCCATTAGTTGAAGTCTAGTATCTGCAACATTAAGACGTTCAATTATTTGAAAATAACCCATAGTGCCGAGTGCCACGATAATTATCAAACTAGCAACCGTCTTCATAGGCATCTGCACTTTTGCCTCTTCTCCGATTTGTAATGGTCTATTAGACATTAAATTCCTTGTAATCTTGGATCTTTTGAAGTTATATTTTTTGAAGCTTTAGGTCGTGCTAAAGAATCCATACTTCTTTTTCTTAATTGCACTTTTGCAGATTCTTGTTTTCTCTGCTCCTGAATTGCTTTTTTAAGATCCCATTTAAAGTTCATTTTTTCTTTTTCCTTCTAGTGTAAAATATATTATCTAACCATTCACATACTTTGTCTAGTGCTTCAAAACATTTATAAATAAATTTATCAATCATTCGTACGTTTTGTCCTCCTCTCTTTCTTTTTCAAAACCCTCTTGCAAAGTTTCGCTTAAAGTTTGTTCTTTTTTTTCCATTTCATAGAACATTTTATCACTATCTTCTGTAACCAATCCACTATCTTCAGCATCCCAATATGTAGTTTGAACCTTGTAATCTGGCCAGCTGTTATCAGTAGTATAACTATTAATGTGCCAGAGAATACGATTATTAGGCTGAGCTGCATAATTACCGTTAGCAAGAGCCAATATATGCGCACACTTATGTTCTTGAGGTATTTCAGAATGTTCAACATCCAAGATATTAACATCTGGGTGGCCCCAATCAATCGTAAATAAATATTCTCCATGATAAAATTTTTTATCTATGCCAAGATATTTACCTTTTACACCAGCCAACCAATCAAACCTATGAACACTAGGCCAATAACTAAAACAGTTCCACAATTCCAACTCGTGCGTCTGCATATTCGGCACATCGGCTCGATCATACGATTTTTGAAAAAACGCTGAGATAGGCAAACGCCAAAAGCATGCACCGTTGGGAAGCATGATGTTAAATAAGAGTGCACGTCCTGAAATGGATGTAAGACCGAAGACCACACAGTCTTCACTTTCTCCGTGATGTTTTTTAAGATCATATAAATATTCCTTTCTTACCTTGCAATAAATAGGTGGTAAATTTGCATTTAAGTATGACATATAAATAATTATAGTACAAGTTCACTATCTCTGCTACCTACACATCCTTGAGGGAGAATATTTGTCGCTAAAGAATATCTTATCTCATTTGTATCATTATATTCTATTTGATGTTTTAATCTTGCAGAAAAAATTATTAAATCTCCACTTTCAACTTCTTGAACAAAAGTTCTACTATTAAAGGTATTTTTATTTTTAATATGTATATCATAATCAGTTAGATCAAATCTATCTGATTCAAATTTTATTTTAAATTTATTTTCTGATTTTGGATAATAGACAGTTGTCAACCAAAAATTTAAATGTCTATGAAGATGTGAATTGTTATTAGGATAAGTTTTGGTAGCCCAAGAATTAACTATTCTATGGCTTACATCGTATCCCCAAGCATCTATTGCTTTAGTTATATATCTATCAAAAACTTTTTTTACATTGTAACCAACGTTTGTTTGATCAAGTAATTTAATACTATCTGACATCAAACTTTGATTCTCTTTTTTCTCTAATCTGTATTTCTGATCTTGTAAATATAATTTTATTTCATTATGGTCTAAATCAATATTTTTAAATAAAATAAAACTGTCAGCAAAGATTGGTTGTAGGTGCATAGATATTTTTAAATTCAGAAGTCTTAGCTGTTAATTCTAATGTTTCAAAATCTTCAACAATTGGAAAACCAGCTAAATTAAATGAAGTGTTTAATAACATTGGTACATTTGTTTTTTTGTAAAATTCATAAATTAAATTATAATAATTTTCATTTTGATTTTTTTTTAAAGTTTGAACTCTACAAGTATTATCAACATGAACTATAGAAGGTACCTCCTCTAAAGCTTTTTCCTTAGCATCAACAGCAAAGGACATATGTGGACTCTCTGATAAATTTGCGAAATAAAAATAATCATTTGCAAACTCATGTAAAATTGTTCCAGCTAGAGGTCGCCACCATTCTCTTTGTTTAAAATTATTTACTATCTCTTTTGCATTTTTATTTCTAGGATCAAATAATATAGATCTATTACCCAATGCTCTAGGTCCCCACTCACTGTCACCTTGAAAAATTACAAGAGGTTTTTGATCTAGTAATATTTTTACTGCTTCATTTAAATTATTTATAATTATCATAATAAACACATGCTCCTATACATGTTCCTGCATCATTTGGTATTGGATCAACAAAAAAATTTAGACCAGGATATTTTTTAACATATTTAAAATTGTTTGAGCAGTTTAAAAAATATCCACCAGATAATAAAATATTTTTACTTTTAGTTTTTGCGATTTCAATTAAATCACAGGTTTCATTAAAAGTTTGAATTTGTATGTCATTTGCAATTTTTACATGATCGTAATTTAAATTGTATTTATTTTTAGAATTTGCATACGATGATAATCCCATTAATTTTCCAGCATCTGTGCCTCTCATTCCTATTTTTTCACAACCCTCAACAAAAGCTCTACCTCCAATGGCTTTTTGTGAGTATATATTAAGATAATTATAAGCATAATTTTTAATTACTTCTTCATTAGAAAACTCTGGAAATTGGTAAATTCTGTTAGAATTGTGTTTAAAATGGCAAACAATACTTTTTTTGTTAACAGTAAAAATTGATTGCATTTCTTGATAGGGAGAAAATCTTTTTGAGACTGCTCCACCACCATCTACAATTATGGCTACAGCTTCATCATATTTACTAAAGTAAAAACAAGTTAATGCGTGATATACATGGTGTTTTGAATTATCAAAAAAGTACGGTGGGTGGTTAAGTTGTTTTTGTATTTGTTTTATTATTTTATATTCTCTATCTGATGTTGATGCGCCAGTTGCAGATGCATAACAAACAAAATCAGGTTTAAAATTAATTTTCGTATTAATACTTTGTAATATTTCAAAGTTTTTTCCATTGGGTGCCCAATTTTTTTCTAAAATAAATCTTTCTTCATTATAAAGTTTTTTTATTTTACCATCCTCATAAATACATATTGAGGTATGATGAGATATATTTATCCCTAAAATTATCATAGAGAAAATATATAAATTTTAATTGTTAAATCAACTTAATTTAACACTTCCATCTTCTTCTTGCTTGTCTCAATCTTGAATTTGGATCTTTAGCAGCTTTAGGAAATTTTTTCATTTGTCCCGCTGACCTTGCACAAAAGCTCTTTCTACGTTTAGCAGCTTTTGAACCAGGTTTGACTTTACCAGTCACAGCCGTTTTTAATTTAGATCCAGGATTGTCTCTTCTGTACTTTGCAACTCCAGCTGCAGTCATACCTGCACCTGATTTAGTTGACCTAAAATATTTTTTTGTTTTAGGTGGCTGTACATCGCCACCTCTTCTTAATTGCAGAATATCAGAGTAATATTCTAAATCCATCTTACGTAAATGTAATTGTTACACCACCAGTACCAGCGATTGTTGCATGAATACCATCATCAAACAAAATACCGTTTCCTGGAAGATACATATCCAAACCTTCAGTGCCAAACAAATAGGTTGCTATCGTTGTGCCTGAAGCACCACCACTTTTAAAAATGATAGATCCACTAGCGTTACCTTTAGCTTGTATCGAAGTAAGTCTTGCTCTTTTATTTTGAGCTACCATTTGTGCTGTGCTAGTAGCATGTGCACTCGATTGATCTGATGAAAAACTTCCTCCACCCATAATTTTCTCCTTTAGTTGTGGCTCTCCGAAGAGAGCCACTAATTAATTAACCGTATATTTTATACGCAATGATCCAAGTGAATAATCCGTTTGCACTAGCATTTTGAGTGTTAGTGATTTGTAGGAATATGTTTCTTGTAGAATTGATTGCAGTATTTACTCTTGGAGATGCAGCTGGAGAAGCATCGCTTGCAGTTGTATCTAAAAGAGTTGTTGTGTAGTGAGCACCTGCAGGCACAGTTGTACCGCCATCTAAAATAGCATCTGTTGCAGCAGCAACTAATTGCGCTCCACCAGTAGCAGTTCCAACTTTGTATCCAATGTCACCTGATGTAATAGTCGGTGCAGATGTACAAACAAGTTGAATACTTGTGATAATTGATCTTGCAGGTTGCGCAAAAGTTACTTCGTTAGTTCCTGCTGTAGACTCAACTTGTGCAGTTGCAACAACACCTTGACCTTGTATTTGTGTTCCAACGTACTGACCAGATGAATTAATTTCAAAAACATTTGTGAAAGCACCTGTTGAAGCATTTTTAGTAGCACCAATAAAACCATTTTCTGATCGTACTGGTCCTGTAAACGTAGTGTTAGCCATAATTTTCTCCTTTGTATAGCATTCATTTTGTAGTCTCTATACCGTCTGCCTAGCCAGTCTACAAAATAATTTATTTCTAGGTAATTTTATTATACATAAAAAAAGGGGCGATGTGAACACCGCCCCTTTAGAGTAATTAATATTTATTATTAACTATTAACTAGTTGGTAGATTTCCATTACCAAAAATACATCTTGGATCAGAGAATCCAAAAGAGTATCTTTCTCTAGCTTTAAATCTTACGTTACCAGTATCGAAGTCACCTTCAATCGCAGTTTTGATTGGCGATCTAACGAAATGTTTTAGTCCGTTAGGAATGTCAGTCAATAGGAAGAAAGAATCAGTATCAGTTAAGAAATTGTTAACTGAGTACCCTTCTGGTACCATTCCCATAGAAGCGATTGCGTTGATATCGTTATCAGCAGTTGCAGTTCTTTGAGGAGACTTCATCAATCTCTCAGCAGTAAATTGTAATTCTTTTGGAATTATCATTTTTCTACCTTGAGAAGCGATTCTTAATCCTCTTTCATCTACAAATCCTGCGATGTCGATTAACGATTGCTCAAGTGAAGTTTCGTTTAAGTCTGCAGCAACAGAAAGAACGTTTGCAAATGTACCGCCAGTTGCAAGTGGGTGATCAGAAGCGATTAAAGGCTTACCGTCTCCACCTGTTACAGCAGTAAATTGTGCTTGGTTCAATACGTTAGCAGCTTTAACTTGCTTCGTATTTGACATAGATCTTGCAAGAGCTCTTGTGTATCTTGCAGCTAATCTGTCATATAGGTTATCTTCGATTGCTTCTTCAGTGATAGCAAATGCTAAAGCAATTGTTTCGTGGTTGTATCTAGCTGTGAAAGTTTCACCTGCTGTATCAAACACTACTCCAGCACCCTCTTGTTTAGTTGGTGCAGAAGCAAAACCGCTTAACATTACTTCTTCTTCAAAAGCTCTGTCAGATGTTTCAGTAGTGAAAATCTCCGCATGTTGATTTTCATATCTACTATATTCCAGGCCGAATAAAGCATTCAAACCTGGCTCTAGTTCTTTAACTAGTTGTGATCGTGATATTGCCATAGTTATTCTCCTTTAT